ATTTTCCAGTGTTTAAAAACTATATTTGAAAGAGACCATAAAGTTTCTATCGATGTTGCGTTAATCTTTTCTACCGCTGAAGAATTAGGTCTTTCTAATGTATTTAATAAAAAAGAAGAAGTACAACATCTGAAGGCTGTTTTAGATTTTCCCGTTCATCTAGATAATGTTCGCAAATTTGCTGCAAAAATTCGTAAGTTAGAAATAGCAAGATTATTAAGAAAACAATTAGATAAAGCTCAAGATAAAATTTTAGACGTTACAGGCACTGAGTCTATCGGTAGTATTTTAGGCATAGCAGAAGATACTGTATTTGATTTTACAAATATGCTTAATGATGTTGATAATAATCCCGTATCTATTAGTGACGATTTAGATGAATATATTCAAGGTCTGGTAGATAATAAAGTAGATCAAGTAGGTATACCTACAGGCTTTCCAGTATATGATCAGGCTATTGGTGGAGGATTACGACGAAGCACAGTTAATGTGATTGCTGCTAGACCTAAAACTGGTAAAACATTATTGTCTGATAATATGGGTTTCCATATCGCCAACAAATTACAAATTCCTGTATTGAATATGGACACAGAAATGACTAAAGAAGACCATATCAATAGAGTTCTGGCAATGACGACAGAGATTGAAATTAATGACATTGAAACAGGTAGGTTCGCTCAAACACCTAATAAAGATATGAAGGTAAAAGAAGCAGTCAAAGACTTAAAAAACACACGATTATTCTATAAGTCTATTGCTGGTAAGCCATTTGAAGATCAACTATCTATTATGAGAAGATGGTTAATCAAAGAAGTAGGATTGAATGAGGATGGTACTGCTAAAGACTGTGTTATATTTTATGACTATTTAAAACTAATGGATAGTGCTGGAATGAGTCAGGACATGAAAGAATACCAAGTTCTTGGTTTTATGATGACGGCTTTACATAATTTTGCTACAAGATATAAGGTGCCTGTAGTTGCTTTTATACAATTAAACAGAGATGGCATTACAAAAGAAAGCACAGACACAGCTTCTGGTTCAGATAGAATCGTTTGGTTGTGTAGTAATTTCAGTATATTTAAACGTAAAACATCTGAAGAAATTGCTGAAGATGGAGCAGATAACGGTAATAGAAAATTAGTTCCTTTAATTAGTAGGCACGGTGGAGGTCTTGACGATAACGATTACATCAATTGTAATATGAAAGGCTGGTGTGCTAAGATTACTGAGGGTAAAACTAAATTAGAAGTAATGAGTAATAATAAAAATAATAACGATGGATTTATAGTAGAGGACGACAATGCTGATGACCAAGAAATCCCCTTTGAATGATCAAGCAAAACTAAAAGTTTTGTGCGATGACCTTTGTGATAATATAGAAGATCTATTGGAACACTTTGAATTAGACTATAAGGATCATGGTAAAATGATCAGTATGGCATGTCCTATACATGAAGGAGATAATGAGAGTGCTTTAAATCTATATGTTGAAGGAGACTCCTATAGAGGAAATTGGAAATGTAGAACACATGGATGTGAAAAATGTTTTAAAGGATCTATTATAGGCTTTGTCAGAGGATTATTATCTAACAGAAAACATCAGTGGAGTGAGGAGGGTGATAAGACCTGCACTTTTAAAGAGACTATTGACTTTGTCACTTCGTTTCTTAAAAAAGATTTAAAAGATATTAAGGTATCTACAGAAGCTAGAAATAAAAATAGATTTACTAATGCTGTGAATCAAATTAAAAATACAGCAAAGGTTGATACAACCAACTGTTTGACTAGAAATCGTATTAGAGGATTATTGAAAATACCAGCAGAGTATTATATTAATAGGGGATTTACTCCAGCAATATTAGATAAGTATGATATTGGTCTATGTGATAATCCTAATAGAGAAATGTCTAACAGAGTTGTTGCACCTATTTACGATCCTGATTATACATATATGATAGGTTGTTCAGGTAGAAGCGTCTTTGAAAAATGTGATAAATGTGGATGTTTTCATGATCCCGATAACGATTGTCCACAAGACCATCAAAAATACTTATATTCTAAATGGAAACATAGTGCAAATTTTAAAAGTCAAAATTCTTTGTACAATTTTTGGTTTGCTCAAAAACATATCAAAGATACAGGTATTGCTATTTTAGTAGAAAGTCCTGGCAATGTTTGGAAATTAGAAGAAAATAACATACATAATAGTTTAGGTATTTTTGGTGCGGCATTAAGTGATCGTCAAAAGATTATTCTGGACTCATCAGGAGCAATGACTATTATAGTTTTAACTGATAATGATGATGCTGGTAGAAAAGCAGCAGAGCAAATTAAAGAAAAATGTCAAAACACATATAGGGTATTTATCCCGTCTATTAGTAAAGCAGATATTGCTGATATGACTTCAGAAGAAATTGATATGGAAATCAAAGATTATATAAGAGGTACAGTATGATTATAGCATTTGCTGGCAGAAAACAATCTGGTAAAACCACATCCGCTGAATTTGTAAAAAACATTTTTGAGAATCGTGGATTAGGTATAGGTAAAATATATAATTTTGCTGATCCTTTAAAAACAGATGTTTGTATGAATGTGTTTGGCTTGACATATCATCAATGTTATGGTTCTGATGAATCCAAAAACGAACTAGTCGATTGCTACTGGCCCGATACAGATAAGCAGATGACAGCTAGAGAAGTTATGCAATATGTCGGCACAGACATATTTAGAAAAATACAACATAACGTTTGGGCTAGTGCAACAATCAAAAAAATTGAACATGAAAAACCGGACTTGGCAATCGTCGCAGACTGCCGATTTCCTAATGAGGTTGAAGCTATTAAAAATAGTGAGGGTCTGGTTATTAAACTTAATAGAAACCCATACAACTCAACACACGCAAGTGAAGAGTCATTAGATGCGAACAGGTACAATACTACAAACTTTAATTTGGTTATTGATAATGATAAATTAACTATTGGAAAGCAAAACGAAATTATTCATGATTTTCTAATAGATAAAGGAATTTTACCATTATAGTAACATACATTAGAAGTAGTTCGTATGGTACACATTCCATGTGTCCTATGCAATACTTTATAGAATATAATTTAGGCCATAGATCACCGTCTAATAAAAAAGCAGATAAAGGAACTATTGTTCATAAGGTTTTAGAAATTTTAGCTTTTGTTAAATTGAATATACAAAATAATAATAGATATTTTGAAGATGATATCATAGGTTCAGTAGACATTACAAATTATAATCTAGATCATATGACAGAACAAGTATATCAGTATTATACTTCTCAATGGACAACCCATGAATGGACAGCTAGAGACTACAAAGATTGTCATAAATGGGTATACAAAGCAATTGAATATGGAGATGGTATGTTTGACCCTCGAAACAGAGAGATAGTTGAACCTGAACAACATTTTGATATTACTATTGATAAACCTTGGGCTAAGTATAGCTATGATACTAAAGAAGGTCATTTAGAAGGACAATTATCTATAAAAGGTACCATTGATTTAATTACGAAAGTAAATGATAACACATATGAAGTAATTGATTGGAAAACAGGTAGACGATTGGATTGGGCTACTGGTCAAGAAAAGACTTTAAAGAAACTACATGATGATCCTCAATTAATGTTGTATTATTATGCAGTACATCATCTTTATCCTGATATTGAAAATATTATGGTGTCTATTGACTTTATTAATGATGGTGGAATGTTTTCTGTTTGTTTTAGTAAAGATAATTTATATCAAGTAGAAATGATGTTGAAAAGAAAATTTGAAACTATTCGAGACACAAAAAACCCTCCACTTAATAAAAGTTGGAAATGTACTAAACTGTGTCACTTTGGTAAAAGTACGTTTGAGGATAGTCCTTATCTCCCAATTGTTGAATATAGACAAGGTCAATTAATAAACGTTGGAGACACAATGACTAAGTGCGAACAAATAAAACACGACGTAATCATCAAAGGTATGGATAGTGTGATTGACGAGTATCAGGCTGAAGGTTATAATATAGGACACTACAAGGCTCCGGGAAGTGCAGATTAACTTTTGGAATTAAAAATATGAAAAAATATATACCTTTGCATGTACATAGTATGTACAGTTTATTGGATGGTTTGTCTAAACCAGAACAAATTGCTGATCGTTGTGTAGAAATAGGCGTTAAGTCTTGTGCTTTAACAGATCATGGCAATATAGCTGGAGCAATTAAATTTTATGGAGCTATGAAAAAGAGAGGCATCAAGCCCATTTTAGGTTGTGAATTATATATTTGCAATAATGATGCTACCATTAAGGATAAAGAAAATCGTACACTTAGCCATTTTTTGATATTAGCCAAAAACTATGAGGGTTGGAGAAGTCTAATTCGTATAGTATCAGAATCTAATCGTCCAGAACATTATTATTTTAAGCCTAGATTAGATCTAAAAACACTAGGTGAAATGATAGACGGAAATATGATTGGTTTTTGCGGTCATTTAGGTTCCACTATCGCCAACAAGATTATGGAAAATGATGCTGTCATTTCTGATTGGGAAAATGTAGGTAAAGAACATATCCGTCAATGTAAAGATATTTTTGGCGAAGAAAACTTTTTTCTAGAAGCACAATTGATGGATAGAGATAATAATGAACCACAGATACACCTAACAGATTGTATTAGAAAATTATCTAAATTAACAAACACAAAAATTATATGTACTCCAGATGCACACTACTGCAAGAAAAGCGATGCTGTAGATCAAAGGATACTACTGTGTAATAATCTGAAGACTACATTTACTGAGATCAATCGTAGATTGAGTTTAGACGAAGACGTACCCATGAAGTGCTTTTTTACATCTGACAATTATCACATCTTATCACAAGAAGAAATTAAAGAACTGCATACTGAAGAAGAAATAGAAAACACTAATTTGATAGATTCTATGTGTGAAGAATATGATATTCTTAGTAAGCCTAATCTTCCTCCTTTTTCATGTCCCAAAGGATATACTGATGCAGAATATCTTAGACAATTATGTAGAGAAGGCTGGAAAGAAAAGATAGTTACAGAAATTCCAGAATCAGAACATCATCTTTATATAGAAAGAATTAAATATGAACTAGATGTTTTACAAGGAGCAGACCTATCTAGCTACTTCTTAATTGTTCAGGATATAGTTAATCATGTTAGAGATAATAGTTGGTTACCGGGACCGGGTAGAGGTAGTGCTGCTGGATGTTTGGTCTCCTATCTGATTGGCATCACAGATATAGATCCTATTAAATATAATCTCATGTTTGATAGATTTTATAATGCTGGACGTAATACTGCAGAACATATATCTATGCCGGATATTGATGTAGATGTTCCTATCTATAAAAGAGAGAAAATTATTCAGTATATCAAAGATAAATATGGTGAAAACAAAGTTTCCCAAATGATTACCTTTAATACTATTAAGGGTAGAGGGGCGTTAAAGGATGTTTTAAGAGTTTACGGTAATGTGTCTTTTGCTGAAATGAATGAAATTACTAAAAGTATTCCTGATGAAGCACGAATTGCTGATCAATTACAGGAAATGAAAGAAGATACTGGTGAAGCATCAATTATAAGATGGACTTTAGAAAATAGCGGAGACAAACTTAAACAATGGTGTTTTGTAGACGATAAAGGCGAATTGCAAGGACCACTTGCCAAACGCTTCGAACAGGCTATAAGATTAGAGGGAGTTAAGTCAAATCAATCTAAACATGCTGCTGGTATTGCTATCAGTGCTCAAGCATTGAGTGATGTTTGTCCTATGGTATATGATTCAAAAAATAAACAGATGATTGCTGGTATGGAGATGCAAGATTTAGAATCTATTGGTATTATCAAGTTTGATATATTGGGTGTAGCTATGTTGGATAAAATTATGACAATACAAGACCTACTAAAAGAGGAAACAATATAATGAAACAGAAGTTTAAAGATATTGCCGTTGGAACGATATTTATGGATGGAGATAACAAATTAGCTAAAATCAATGATATTAGAGTAACATGTTGCAAAGTGTTTAACGCGACTAAATTTGATGATCCTAATCAAAAACATTTTATAGTACCTATTCACGAAGTGGAAGTTATAGAGAATGATTAATTATAATAAAATTTGTGTATTTGATTTTGAAACAGATGGTGTGAATCCAGAAGTTTGTAGTCCGGTACAGTTAGCCGCTGTAATGGTAGACCCTATGAAATTAGAGGTTATACCCAATTCTGAATTTAATGTTCATTTTAAGCCAGAAACAATTGCTAAAGACCCAGATTATGAATATACAACAGATGTTGTAGATTTTCATGCAAAAGTAGCAGGCTGTTCTAAGGCAGATATTATGGACAAATGGAGATCTTATCCTTCTCAAGAACATTCTTGGAAAATGTTTGTTGACTATTTAGATAAGTATCATACTAGATCAACTAAGAAAAGTAAGTTCTCTGCTCCTATTCCTGCTGGTTACAATATCTATAGATTTGATTTGCCTATTATAGACAGACTAAGCAATAAGTACGGAAACATTAGCAAAGAGAAAAAAACAGATATATTTTTCCCAAGAGATGTTGTAGATGTTATGAATATTGTTTTTTATTGGTTTGAATATAATCGTGATTTAAAAAGTTATACTTTGGATTCCCTTAGAGATTATTTTGGAATATCTAAAGAAGGAGCACACGATGCTTTAAAAGACATTCGTGATAGTGCAGAAATTATGATTCGTTTTATGAAATTACATAGAAAATTGGCAGCTAACATTAAATTCAAGGATTCTTTTAAATAATGGACAAGTATAAATATGATTGCGGATGTTCATTCAATGTTCTTAACAAGGAACCTTTGAGCATCAATTTTGATCCAATTAATGATGATATAAACTTTAACTGTAGTAAAACGTGGGAATTACTATCTGATGGTAATACTAAAGGATGCTTCCAGTTAGAGTCTAGGCTTGGCAAATCGATGTCTAAAAAACTTAAGCCTGAAAATGTAGAACAGCTCTCTGCCTTAATTAGTATTCTTAGACCAGGATGTTTGGAAGCTATTAGAGATGGTAAAAGTGTGTCTAATCACTATATAGACAAAAAAAATGGAGAAGAGTCTGTTGACTATTATCATCCAGCATTAGAAGGCGTATTAAAAACTACATATGGTGAAATGATATATCAAGAACAGGCAATGAATATTGCTAAACATATTGCTGGTTTTGATTTACGGGAAGCAGATAATCTTAGAAAGGCTATTGGTAAAAAGAAACCAGAAGAAATGGCGAAACTAAAGAAGAAATTTATTAGTGGAGCTAAAAAATTAAAGATTGTTAATAAGGACGAAGCAGAAGAAATTTTTGGATGGATTGAGAAAAGTCAAAGGTACAGCTTTAATAAAAGTCATGCTGTAAGCTACGCTTATAATGCCTACTTATCTGCTTATACAAAAGCACATTTCCCTAAAATCTTTTTTGCTTCTTATTTAAGATTCGCAAAAGATAAGTTAGATCCTAAAGCAGAGATAAAAGCATTAGTTCAGAACGCTATGGAGATGGATATCAGCGTTGCTGTACCAGACATTAGAAATATGAATTCTCTTTTTGTCATGAGAAATCAACAAATTTATTTTGGTCTGACAGACATTAAAGGTTTTGGTAATTCTGTTTTTACTAAATTAACTGGTCTTATAGAAGAAAAACAAATAGACTTTAATAAAATTACTTGGTGCAAATTATTATTCAATATTTTATTAAACATTAATTCTACAGCAGCTAAGGCTTTGATTAGTAGTGGTGGAGTAGATTTTGTTAAAAATACTAGAACATCTATGCTTTTTGATTATAGTATAGCCAGTGAACTTACGAAAAAAGAATCAGAATTTGTAATTAATAATATGTCCTCTTGTAAAAACCTATATGAATGTATTTATAAATTGTATCATGAGCATAAAATTACATCTAGAAGAAAAGAGAAAGTATTAGGATTGCTTAGCACTATAGAAAATCCACCATACTCTTTAGAAGATAGTGCAGAATGGATTTCTGATGCCGAAGAAAATTCTTTGGGTTGTGGTATTACTTGCTCTAAAGTTGATATGTATGATGTCACTATGACCAACTGTAATTGTAAAGAATATAAAAATACCATGCTAAATGAGATTATCTTATGTGGAGAAATATCTAGTTTAAGTGTGACTAAAACAAAATCTGGTAAGAATCCTGGAGCAGAGATGGCTTTCGTTTCATTAGCAGATAGCTACGGTGTGATTGATAGTGTGATCTTTTTCCCCGAAGCATACAAACAATATAGAAATATACTATTTGACAACAATGTAATTATTATTAAAGGAAATAAGGGAAGAAATGGAGACTCTCTAATAGTTCAGAAAGCCTACATACCTAAAACTTGACATAATATCGTCAGATAGTATTATATGATATCTTCGTTGCTAAGGATAAAGTTTAAGAGATTTCTTAATTGAAAACGAAGTAATAGCAAAAAATCTCATTTGTGTTCGATTGGTTTTTAAATTTTTAGGAGGAAATGATGAATATTAATCTTCTTCGAGGTAATCTCGCTCGTGACCCTGAAGTTCGAAGTGTCAATACTAATGGCAAGCAAACTTCAGTAGTTAATTTTACTATTGCTGTATCTAGAGAATACACTAAGTCTAATGGTGAAAGAGATAAGATTACAACTTTTGTCCAGTGCGAAGCGTGGGATACTGGAGCAGAAATTATCGGAGAATCTTTCAGAAAGGGTGACTTGGTAATGGTCGAAGGATCTCTTAGGAATGATTCGTGGGAAAAAGATGGTGTCAAGCATAACTCTCTCAAGGTTAGAGTTAATAATTTTTCTAAGATTACTAAGCTTTCTCGTCAGAAGAAAGATCAATCTCAAGAAAAGGTGGCGTTCTAAGTTATGTTTTAGCTTATCGGGTGTGCTAGTGTACGCCCGATAAACTATTTCTTATAAAGAATAATATGCAAAATAAAAAACTTAAAATTTTAATGGTTTCTGAAGCTAGTTTTCTTAGTTCAGGGTTTGGAACATATACAAAAGAAATACTCAGCAGACTACATGCAACAGATAAATATGAAATAGCAGAATTTGCCTGCTATGGAAAAGTCAATGACCCTAAAGATAAAGACATACATTGGAGATATTACGCCAATGCTGTAGGGGGTGATGATCCAAGATCTAAAGAATATAACTCCAGTATGGAAAATCAATTTGGTAGATGGAGATTCGAAAGGGTACTGCTTGATTTTAGACCTGATGTGGTTATTGACGTTAGAGATTATTGGATGAACTCATACCAACAATTTTCTCCTTTAAGACCTTTCTTCCATTGGGTATTAATGCCTACTGTGGACTCTGCTCCACAACAAGAAGATTGGATAGACACATTTATGCATGCAGATGCAATCTTTACTTATTCTGATTTTGGCAGAGACACTTTAGCAGATCAAAGTAATAATAATATTAATTATATTGACACAGTATCTCCAGGAGTTAGTTTAGATGTATTCAAACCTATGGAAAATAGAGATGAAATCAGAAAAGCTTTAGGAGTAGAGGATAAATTTATTATTGGTGGTGTGATGAGAAACCAAAAAAGAAAACTCATACCAGAACTGTTTGCTGCATTTAAGCAACTTTTGAATCAAATGCAAGAAGACAAAAATCCTATGGGTGAAAAACTTTTTCTTCATTTACACACAAGCTATCCTGATGCTGGTTGGGATATACCTAAATTACTTAAAGAGTATGAAGTTGGCAATAGAGTAATGTTTACTTATTCATGTAAAAATTGCGGTTTCTTTAGACCTTCTTTATATCAGCACCCATTGAGTGTTTGTCCAAAATGTGGCAGTAAATCTTTTTCAATGCCAAATGTTTCTAGTGGTCTATCACAAGAAGAATTAAATGTAATTTTTAATATTTTTGATTTTTATGTACAGTACGCAATTTGTGAAGGGTTCGGCATGCCACAGGTAGAGGCTGGTGCTGCTGGTGTCCCTATAGCATCCGTAGATTATAGTGCTATGAATGATGTGGTTAATAAACTAAACGGATACCCCATTAAAGTAAATCAGTACTTTAAAGAATTAGAAACTCAAGCTATCAGAGTATATCCTGACAATAATGATCTTGTAGATATAATCAAAAAGTATTTAGACCTACCCGATATGCTTAAGCAACAGAAAAGACATGAGACTAGACAACTGGTAGAAAAACATTATAATTGGGACAATATTGCTAAAAAGTGGGAAAATTATTTAGATAATATTCAATTAGTTGGATTACAAGGACAGTGGAATCAAAAACTACCTCCTATTAAACCAAATGGAGATTTAAATAAAGATGGCAATCCTTATGACGTTCTAATTAATTGGATATCCGCTAATATGCCTAACCATCAGATAAGTACTTCAATATCAATTTTAAATATGATTAGAAATTTAGATTACGGTTTTGCAATAAATGGGATGCAAACACAAAACTATGATTTGAAAAATGTTAAAGATAATCTAGAAGTAATGATCAATAATCATAATACAGCAATGATTGCTAAAGATGATCCTTCTAAGATGCCCGAAGAAGATTATATACAATATGCTAATATGAAGGATCAAACTAAATGAACGGTTTATTTATAGGACCCTATCGACAAAATGATGGCTGGGGTATGGCTTCTAGAGATTATATTAAAGCGATATCAACACAAATACCTAATCTTACTACTCGTCCTGTGTATTTTACCAACAACACCGTTGATATTCCTACGGATATTTCTCAATATGAATCTGCTTTATATAAGAACTATGATATAGTATTTCAAAAAACACTTCCTCACTGTATTGCTCCTAATAAAACTATTAAAAAAAATGTTGGTCTATTTGTGTTAGAAACTAATGATTTGTCAAAATCTATGTGTATCAATAATTTAAATAATATAGATGAAATATGTGTTCCTTCGCAACAAGAAGCTAAATGTCTGTCTATGTCTGGTGTCAAAACACCTGTTAAAGTAGTCTCAGAACCTATTGACATAGAGTTTTATCATAAAAATAAGGACCATAAACTTACCTTTAATCCTTCTGTAGATAATACATTTAAATTTTATTCTATAGGAGAGTTTATAGAAAGAAAAAACTTTTTAGATTTAGTGGTTGCATTTCATTTAGCTTTTAATAGTACGGATAATGTATCTCTAATATTAAAAACTAATAGACCGGGACTTAATGCTAAACAGGGTTTAGGATATATACAACAACAAATTGCAGATATTAAAAAACAACTTAATATAAAACAGTCTTACAAACGAGAAGTTATTCTTACAGATAGGATATCTGATAAAGACATGGTAGGTTTACATAATGCATGTGATTGTTTTGTAATGCCTTCGTATGGAGAATCATTTTGTAGACCAGCAGCAGAAGCATTAATTTTAGGTAACACACCCATTGTTACAGATCATACAGGCATGGTGGACT